TCTCAGAAGAACTTGCTTGGTATATTTTTGCGTGTGGACATACAATACGACATGCTTCAAATACATTCAACACACCAATTGCATCTGTCTGTGATGTGTAAATTGGAACATCAAAACTGATTCTAACGTGAGACTGTGCCGCAAGATTGTAAATTTCGTATGGTTGAACATCTTGCAAGATATGAATCAACGATGATAAATCTGTCAAGTCCCCATAGTGAAGTGTCAATCGTTCGTGATTAAATATATCATCTAACCTTGCAGTTTGGTTTTCTGCAACCGAATTTCTTCGTAAGATACCATGAACATAGTATCCCTTATCTAAAAGAAACTCTGCAAGGTACGAACCGTCTTGTCCACTTATTCCTGTAATTAATGCTACTTTTCTCATAATATATGTACTTTATATTCTTCCAAAAACCAATTAATTGTTTTACTTAATCCTTCTTGTATTGGAGTAAATTCAAAATCTGGTAAACATCGTTTCAATATACTGTTATCAGATGGTTTTCTTAATTGTCCATCTGGTTTGGTATTATCATATACAATTTTTCCATGTCCATTCATCTTAAACATAATGGTTTGTGCAAGGACTGAAATACTAATTTCTTCATTTGGTGAAATGATAAACGGTTCTGGTTCATCATAATTATGCAACACCCATTTAGTAATAGTTGCGACATCATCAACATATACGAACTCACGATATGATTTTCCTGTTCCCCATACAGTGAAATCTGTATCATTTTCTTTTGCTGAATAACATTTACAAATCAATGCAGGAATCACATGACTACTTTCCAAATCGAAAGTATCATTCGGGCCATAAATGTTGCAGGGTATAACCGTAACGAAATTACATCCGTATTGTTCCCTGTATGCTCTACTCTGGACTTCTAACATTCTCTTTGCATACGCATATGCATAATTTGATGGGTGGGGTTCTCCCTTATGAATTTGGTCTGGAGAGAGAGGATAGGTTGCATCGTCTGGGAATACACAAGTAGACATAAACGATACAACCTTCTCCACTCCACATTGTCTGGCTGCTTCAAGCACATTAGAGTTCATAATGATGTTTTCATAAAAGAATTCACCAAGATAATCTGAATTAGCCTTAATACCACCGACTCGACCTGCACAATGAACGATATGTGTGATTTCATTTTCTTCGATGTAATCGATGATTGCATCAAGTTCCATCAAATCAAGTTCATTATGAGTAGGTTTATAGTCAGCAGTTATAGCAGACCCGACAAGACCACTTCCACCTGTTACTAATAGGTTCATAATTTATCCGTTATATGTTGAATCTGATTCCATTGCAATCCAGTATTGTAAATCTACTGTTTTATGACAAAATTCTGAAACAATCTTTTCTGTAATTTTTACTGTATAGTCACCTGGCAGGATTTTAAGATTTTCGACCTTAAAGTAGAATGTAAATTCATTATTTTCTGTGTTATCACCAATTTCGATGGAATAACTGTTACTACCTTTATCGTTCTTGTCCAACACAACAAGTTCCAGTGTATCGTTGTTCGAACGAACACAAATATCTGGAACTTGTAACACAGATGCGGCCTTTTGTAATTCACTGAACATCTTTTGCGTGAGTTCAAACTCAACAACAGGTTCAGGCATATTAAGATTTTGGGTTGCTGTCATTAATAATGATGGGTCGGAATAATGGTACTTTACAGATGCATTACCTTTACCAGCAATCGTGACATATTTTTCACTAAAACAAAGTTCTGGGTTATCAAACAATGTTATTGTTCCGAGGAATTTATTCAAATCCCAAATACCGAATTCTGTATCAAAATCTTCTGTAACAGTTGCGGTTGCCATGATGTTTTTCATCGGGGAAAGTGTTTTGATAACATTTCCTGTTTTCACTAATAGATTTGAATTGATAGAAGCAAAGTTCTTCAATATATCAAATGTGTTTTTACTAAGTTTTACGGTTTCGACTGTTGTTGTCATATTTACCAATCCTTTTTTAAGTGGTCACTATAATAGTCATCCATCTCATCTAAACTGTCATCTGTCAGTTCGTTGTTTTGAATATCTTTGAAATCACGAAGAATGCCCTTCGTTTGATGTCGTTTTTTTCTATTCTTATTTTTCTTTTGATTCCGACCCATTGGTTCGAAATCATCATCGTTATAATCGTTGTATTGTTTACTCATTTGTATTTCCAATGACCACCGTGGCCAATAACATTTCACTTATTCTATCACAAGATATCAATTTGTCAAGCATATTTTTCCTTTCTTAGACAAATTCTTGAATGTCTTCCATCAACCTTCGAAGTTTCTTCTCAATGAAATAATTGAATACCTTCCCACTGTCGTGAACAGGTTCAATATCAAACTCATCAATGATTTGAGATTCTATATCTTCTGGAATCATATTCAAGTTAATCATTCTATTATTTCTTTCCCAATTAGGAGTCGTGTTGTAGGATTTCAAATCTTCTTTGATAACACCTATTTTTTTCTTCCCACATGGTTTTTGTCGTTTGTATTCGTCCATGAAAACATCATCATCTGAAAGTATATTTGGGATACCGTCAGACACATCACCTTTAATAATGTGGTCGATAAGAAACTTTTCGGGGTTATTACAAACTAACATCGATTTCTTCAACGGACTATACTGAGACACATTAGGGTATCTTTGTAGTTGTTGGAAATCTTTATCATTGGAAACTATAACGATATTTTCTGTCGTGTGGTATCTCTTGACAAGTACCGCAATAATATCATCTGCTTCTGTTCTTTCAACCGCAAGATTTTTATATGGAAATACTGTTTTGATTTCCTCTCTAATAAGATTGAGTAAACGATATATTTCGTTCCAATCTATATGAGATTTCTTTTGGTCTTTTCTTCGTGATGCTTTATACAGGGGATAGTAATCCCTTCTCCAACAATCTTTGGAATCGTTTGCAATAACCAATTCACCGTATTTGTTTTTGAACTTGTTTCTGTATAACCTATAAGTGTTCAACACCATATGACGAATGATGTCTTCATCAATATCACCATTACGAATATTCGCAAAAATACTCGCAAGGATGATTTGATTGTTATCAATGATAATCATTTGGTTTTCTTCTTCGTTGCTTTCTTCTTTTTCGGACTTTTACCCGAAGACCACGCTTCGTTCACGTTTGGGGTCGTTGGGTCGTCTGCTTTGAAAGTGCCGTCAGTTTCCCTTGTTCGGTTGTTTACACCCAACATAGTTTCTAAACCACTGAATGCATTGTCAAGCAATGTTTCCATATTTGTATCTTTAATAAAACTCATAATTATTCCTTTCTATAACATTTTGCTAAAGTTGTTTTGTTTCAAGAATCCCATTTGATTGGGGATTTTATCTGAAAGTTGGTCTGATTTGTGACTGATGACGAAGATATTACAACGTCTACTTAAACTGTGTAACAATTTCATAAATTCATCTGTTCCAAATGCATCCAATGAGGAATCAAACACTTCGTCTAATATCAAGAGATTAGTATTTGCACTGTTTTTCAGTCGTGCAATCTCTCTCCAAGATAATAATAGTGCAAGGTCAATCCGCATCTTCTCACCTTCACTGAAACTCATATAACTAAAATCATCACGGTGACGACTTTTAATAATTTCGTTGAACTCATCATCCAACATAAACTGTGCGAAGAAATCCATATCCGCAAGATATTTGTTAATCATCTTATTCATCACAGGAAGATAATGTTTGATGATTTTCGATTTGATACCACTATCTTTTAGTAATGAAGCAGCAATATCATAGTAATATACATCGTTTACTAATTCTCGTTTTTCTTCTTTGAGGGTATCCACCTTTGTAGTGTATCCCGATAATTTTTCGTTTTGTTGTTTTATGTTTTCTTTGTCTTGTTGTAATTGTGTAGTATTATTTTGTAACTTAGACAAATAACCATTCGATGCAGTAACCCATCCATTTGTGGTTAGTATATCGTTTTCTATATCAGATATTTCGTCTAATTTTTCATTGACAAACTTCAACTGTTCGTTTATTTCGATATAATGGTCATTAAGTTGTTTTAACGCTTCATCGATTTCAACTATTTTATCTTTTTTCTTTTCTATTGTTTCTATAACATTTGTATTGTTATCGTCAATATCTTGTGTACAAGTGGGACACACTTCGTTTGCTTCGAAGAATATGATTCCTTGTTCTGATTTTCTTCGGTTATTATTTAATTGGTTTCGTAAAGAATCAATCTTTTTCATCTTTTGATTTACATCACCTGACGATTTGATTTCTCTTTGAATATGATTGATATTTTCTTGCATCGATGCAATTTTATTGTTGTGTTTTTGTATTTTATCTTTTGTTTCTTGAATCTCTTTTTGATTTTCTGATGTATTTTCATCAGACTTTTTTGAAATATTTTTGATATGGGTTTCGAGTATATCAATCTTCTCTTTTAATATGTCTATTTTATACACAACTTCTTTTTGCGATTCTTTACATTCTACTGATTTGATTTTCAATAAAGTGTTCATGGTAGAAAATACATTAATGTCAAGGATGTCTTCAATTACAGACCGTCTATCCGATGCACTCAACTGCATAAAAGGAACAAACGCAGAACTACCTAGAATCACAACTTGTGTAAAACTCTTATAATTCATTTTTAATATTTGGTCTTCCAACATATGTTGGTAGTCCTTCATTGTTGCATTTTGATTGATTAAACTGCCATTTTTGTATATTTCGAATTTCTTTGGTTTTATACCACGAATAACCTTATATCGGTTGTTTGATATTTCAAATTCTACTTCTACTAAACAATGTTTGTTGTTGATACTGTTTACTAGTTGAGGTATATTAATCTTTCGGAACGGTTTTCCAAAAAGACCAAATGTTATACTATCCAACAAAGCAAATGATTTACCATGACCATTACATCCCGAAACTAATGTCATTGAATGTCGGTCTAATTCTATTTCAGTCATCGCATTCCCAAAAGAACCAAAATTCTGAAATCGTACAGTCTTAAAATTTATCACAGGGACAAACTCTCCATATAAAGTTCTTTCATTATTTTCTTCAACTTGTCTTTGTCTTTGATTTCTTCCATCGATTCTATTTCATCAATGATTAAGGAGAGTGTGTCTTTGGACATATCCACTACATCCGAATCGTCTAATATATCATGATGTAAATCTTCAATGATAGTCACATTACCCACCTGTACATCATATAGGTTGTCAAGGAATCTGTCAAACAAATAGGGGTTATTTTTTTCATTTACAAATATCTTAACATATCCATTTTCATATTGAGAAAAATCAGTATTATTAATCATATCTTCTATGATATCAGGATTCTCATCATTATAATTAATAGAATGAAACATTCGAAATGGGTTTTCAATAAATTCTAATGTTCTTGTTTCGGTGTCAAAAACATGAAACCCCTTCTTAACACTTAAATCACTAAACGTAATCTGATATTGGGATCCCAAATAATGAATATTGTTGTTACTACTTTTTTGATGAAAGTGGCCCGACCATACTTGTTCAAATTTTCTGAGTGGTTGGTCGTCCATCCCGCCATTGTGTTTGAGGCCGGGGACTACTTCATACCCATTTAATTCAAAATGACCAACAGCGATAGGACAACTAGTAGTGTCTAAAAATTCCATAGATTCTTTGTTGTTGTTTTTGTTTATCCAAGGAATGAGCGCAAATCCATCATTTCCTAACCAAAGTTCTGTTGGTTTGTCTATGATATTAATGTTTTTATACTTCCCATCTAACAACTCCACCAGAGAGTTCAATTCATTGGTGTTTTTGTAGTATGTGTCGTGGTTTCCGAGTAGTATATGGGTGTGGACACCCATTTGTTCAAGTGGTTCTAGGAACCGTGTACGGACTTGATTTAGGGTGTTAAAATTGATAAACTTTCGTCTATCTACCAAATCCCCTAAGTGAAATACGGTATTTATATTGTTTGTTTTTAAATATGGATAGAAAATTTCTTCAAAGAATTTAAAGAAATAATCTGTAAATATTTGAGAATCACTTCTTGTTCCGAAGTGAGTATCATTTATCAGGGCTATCTTCATTATTATCACTATCTAAAAAATCATCTAGGTTGTTTTTACTGGATTTCTTTTTATTTACTTTCTTCTTGGGTTCGAATTTTTCAATATCAGAGGTATTTAATCTCAACATATCAGCAAAAGGATTGGGAGAATCTGGATTGAATACTTTTAAATTATCCTTTATACTACCATCTATGTCTGCAATTTCCATCATTTTATATTTGATATAGTTTTGTTTCTTTTCTTTCTGGATTCTGCGAAGAAATGCATAATAGATTATCTGTGTAAAATACGAAAACGGATTAGATGATTTCTCTGGATTGAAATTATGTGCATACATTAAACAATTCTCTATCCCATCCCCTATCATTTCATCCCTAAAAGGATAATTTATAAAATTAGGTCTAAATGCAAGATTTGTTGCAATATCTACAAAACATTTTCCAATATATTCAGATACAGGGGGTCTTTCATCACCTTGTTGTTCTGCAATAATAACAATTTCTTTCCATTGTTTCATTGCTGCTAAAAACTGTTTATTGTCTATGTAATGATTTGATTTTTTCTTCTTGGCCACATATATGTTCCTTTTGTTATAATTTAATTTGTTTTATACGCATAGTATACACTAAAAAACAACTTTGTCAAGTTTTTTTTATAAAATTTGTATTTTCTTCTTGCTTTTGGGCTTGACAATGGTATATTACCTGTGTTGCCTTTGGTAGTGAAGTTCTAGCTTCACTTTATGATCACTATAAAAGGTCTTTGGGGTCTAATGGCCAGTGGCCGAAATGATTCCCAAACTCATCTGGGTTATTAAATTTCTCAGGAACCTCATCAACAAAATCAATGTCATCATGAGGGACTTCGTTGATATCCCCTTCTGGATTTTGGTAAATACTAATTAAATCCATGAAATCTTTAAAAAAGTCTTCATTCATTGGGATATTTACATTAAATATTTCTTGTTCAGTTATGGGATTGTTTTTGATACTATTAATCATTTTTTCTATTTCATCTTCATCAATCTCA